TAACAACAACAGATTGACCCGGCACAAAGTAATTTGGCCGCTGAGTGGTGAAATAAATGACGGAATCACTCACATTGGCAAAAGTCACCGATGATTGGTATTGCGTAAGTAAAGGCAAAATCGTTTGCTCAGCCGAATCAATTATTTGATCAAGCTGCGCATCCGAATACAAAGAAACCGAGACACCAAGAATAGACCTCAGCTGTGAGGCTGTGACAATTGCTGGCATCTCGGTTCCTTTCGTGTCAGTAGCGTTCGGGAGCGACCGCTACCGATAGTGATTTATGGGAGGTTGTTAAATTGTGCTCCGTTTGGAACCTTTGCAGCTAGCGCGCCGTATCCGTAATACAGGATGTCAATTGTTCCATCGCTGTTGATGTTGGTTCGTAGCGTAAAGCGTGGTGACTCATACCATGTGTATGAATCTGGGTTCACAACGACCATTGAAGAATCGCCATCAGCTGTTGTTGTGCCAGCGTTACCAAATGAGCGTGAAACATAAAGGTTCAAGCCCGGTGAAACTACACCGCGCAATGAATCGCCTCGGACATTTCCTGCCTGATTGCTAGGTTGTGCCGCATTGTATAGAGGTGTGCCATTGTCGTTGTATCCCATGATGTTTCCCCATTGTGTAGGTGAAACAATCAATGAGCGAGCGAATCCAAGTGATGCTCCATAAACATTTGCGGCTGCCTTTGATGTGTATCCAAGGAATCCGGTTGCTGAGTTTGCTGCCTGTGCTGTAACGCTAGTGACTGCCGCTTGCATTTGTGCAAGTGCATATTCGTCAGTCTCTTTTGCATAAGCAAATTCAAGATTTTGCAATAGAGCTGTTAGATACTCTGGCCGGCTTCGGTCAATGAGTTCTACTGTGGAAATGGCACGGCCTTTGAATGGCTGAACAGATACAGAAAGAAATGTTGCTGAAAGTGATGTGTCTGTAATTGCGCCATTTTCGGCAATTGCATCAACGCTGGGCACAGCGGTCACACGGGGCAACTCGAATGTCATGCCTTCAGCAACAAGTGTTTCTCTGCTGATGCCATCAATTGTTCCGCGATCTGCGTTTGCAAGTGCATTGATCACTTGTGTGCTTTGTGGTGTTGGAACCATGCCCGGTGCTGTTGATGTTGTGTTATCAGCTGCCTTGACATATTGGCGTGAATCCTCATCATGCAAAATTGTTGCCTTGAGGTAGTGCTCGAGGTATGAAACCTTGTTCACAATTGGTGAGCGTGGTGCTGTGTAGTAAGCCGGGCGTGATGCCTGTACTGGTGCGGCGACTTCTGGAGCTGCTACCGGTTCAACGGCAGGAGCGGTGACTTGTTCGGTAGTGTTTTCCACTTTGTCTCCTTCATTTGGGTTTGTTGTATCTGTAACTGTTTCAGTTTCAGAATCTTCTGATGCGGCAACTTCTTGCACGCGAGCTGATCGCACAGCTGGTTCAGTAACCAATGCAACGGCTGTGAGCTGGCCATTGATGACTTTCATTGTGCCGTCTTTTTGCATTTCGTAATTGTCCACAGCCAATTCAATCGAAAATCCATCGCGTAAGCCTTCCATTGCCTCTGTGAGTGCATCGGTGCCGGCTGTTGTATTGGCAATTTTGAAAGTCGCTGTCATTTCCTTGTCGTTCACAGACATGGCTACGCTGCGCCCAATTCTGCGCGTATTGTCATGCTCAAGGTTGAGAAAAACATCCTGTGGCTGAATTGATCCTTTTGCAAAAACAACTTTGCCCGTTGATGCATTTGCGTGCTCATTAAAAGCAACAATGCGCCCGGTGATTGTTCTTGCATCTGTATCAGCTGCCGTGATCTGCATCGGTGTTGTTAGCTTCATTGGATCATGTCCTCCATTTGTCTAATTTCATCGGTTGTGATTGCTCCGATGTCAAATAAAATCTTGTAAATTTCTGCACGCTCTTTTTCTGATCCGCGCAAATACGCCTTGAGATCAAATTCCACGCGCTGTGTTGATGGCGTGAAATCCGGCATTGATAAACGACTGGATATGCTGTTCATCAGCGGGAGCAGCGAAAAGTCCAACAAAGTTTGACGCGCCGTTTGGGCGTTTGCATAGGTCATGGATGATCCAGTCGGCGCATCAATAAAGTATGCCGGTATCCCCACGGCTCGTGCCAGTTCGGTTGCAATGATTTCGCGTGCAGCGTTGAGGCCAATTTGCTCCGGTGTAAATCCAACTGTGGTCAGTTCAACATCAGCATTAAGAAACGCTGTTCCGCGGTTTCTACGAGCTGCGCCCCATGCATCAAGCAATTTGGCAATTCGATCAGCTGGCAATGCTGTGCCGTTTGATTTTAAAACCATCGATGGCACCGGTTCGCGTGCGTACATTGCGGCAGCTCTTTCAAGCTCTGCACCTGCACGGATCGTGCGACCAGCGCGATTCAATAAACCTTCATCGTTACCATAAAACACAACGAGTGATCCGACACCAGACATTGGCACACGCGATCCATCGACTGTGTAATACTCAATTTGAGTGCCAATTGAATTTAAGAAAACGCCAACGCGGTTTGGAGCAACACGCCACATTTGGCGCACGCGGCCGGTGTCTGCAAATTGATCAATAATCTGAAAATATGAAAATCCTGTAAAAAGTAAATCCTCACACGCCCACACCCATGATGCTGCTCCCGGCACGCGCTTATCCGGCTCAGAAATCACAACAGGTTGATCAATGATTGCACCGGTATCTTTGTCGCGTGTAATCAAAGGAATTGTGGCAATTGAATTGCAAATCATATTTCGTGCGCGCGCAATTGCTGGCACGCTCATTGCTTCCTCGCGGCTGACAATGTAATCAGCTCCACCAAATGGAAAAAATGCATCGAGAGTTGGTGCTGGCCCAATTTGTGCAGCTATATCGGCACCGCGCGATGGCGCGACACCTTCAACGATGCGCTTTCGGTCAAATAATCCCATGTCCGCATTGTCTCAAATTGTCAAGGATTAACCCACCAAGATATCAATTTCGTTTTCTGGGCGTGTCGCAAAGTGTGTACACAATGCGGCTGCTACGGCAGCGGTCACGCTGGTTTGGCTCGCACGCCTTCCAATAACCCATCCTCCATCGCCTCTGCGCAATTGAACAGCTGAAAGCATTTGCTCCGTGAGCGATGATTGATTTCGGTGTTTCAATCGACCCGAATTGATTGCACCCAATAGCTCATCACAGCTTTGAGGATAATCGCTGTCCATGTCATGGATCGGGATGCCGGCTGGTTGCATACGCGCTGCCACCGCGCCCGTTGTGCGCCTTGAATAAAGCAAATACTCAATTGGGTACTTTCGACAATATGAGGCAGCATCATTGGCGATCGCTCGATCATCAAGCTGGATGGTGTTTTCCCATGTGTGCAACAGTTTGATCACAAAGCTCTCTGACCCAAGCTTTTGGGCTGCGACCAATGAGGCGTGTTTTCTATCCGGTGAAATATCAATCGCCATCCATGTGAGCTTGTCCTCATCCAAATCAACAGTTTCATCGCCACACTCTTGCCACTCTTTGGCTCCCACAACGCTGGAGATTGTTTGAACCCATCTGTTCAAAACCTCGGTCATTACAACATCGGGAGGATCATTGAAAACGGCTCGGATGTTATCCGGGTGAATTGTGATGTTGAGTCCGGGATTCGCGAAAGCTGCATTTTCCAATGAAATCTCATCGGTTGGTGCAGACCACTCAAAATAGCCCACATCATCGGCTGCGCCACTAGCTGCGGCCAAACCTCGCTCGCGCAATTGGTTGAGCACCATTGAGTGAGAATCACCGGCCGAGCTGAAACAATTGACTTGTGGATTTTTTGCGGCCATCAATGTGTATCGCATAGCTGCAAAAGTTTCCATGTCATGCAATTCCCGGATTTCATCCATGTGGATGGTTTCGGGTTTTGACAATCCACGAGCTGCCGACCCACCAGCTTTGATGATGAATCGATTGCCTTTAAGCGTTTGGATTTCCTCGGCTCCATGTTGCCAGCGGATGCGCTTTACCTGATTGGCCAAATCTGCATTTTCCTCGATGATCTGCACAATGGCTCGAAATTGCTCCAGCGATGTCACCAATCGGTGAGCTGTGGAAACTTGCAGCGATTCATCCCAATGAAAAAGACCCATCATGATTCTGGCCATCATGTATGTTGATTTTCCGTTTTGTCTCGCAACGGATGCGACTGTCACGGGATGGTGATACCTGCCATCCGGCTTTACCTTGAGCGAGTGTTCAGCCAACCATTTTTGCCACGGCATAAAGCCGCCCGGGATAATCTGCTCAGCAAAATCAATCAATTCAAAGCCGCGCGAAGGCAAATCATTGAGCGGTGAGTGGATTCGTGGAGCTGTTACCGGCAAAAAAACCGATTCCAGCCCATCTGAGCCTGTTTCAGCCGTAAGTCCACCAATGATGACCTGATCATCACTAATCATGACTTATCGACTCGTTTTGGGGTATAAACAGGCCAT